AGCTTTATCTGCTGTTGCAGTTGTTCTATAAATAGTATCTCGTTCAGTGTCTACTACGTATTCGTACTTACCACTAGAATCTGAGTTACCAGTTATTAGAGTTGTATATGAGTCATCTTGTCCTGTTCTTTCTGCTACCAGAGAGACGCTGACAAGTGGGCTTTCATCCACTAAAATAGCATTTGTATAATCATCTTGAATATCAAAATACTCTGTTTTATCTGTTGAATAATAATCAACAAATGACGTGCCACAGTAAGTTTTTACTGCTTGACTTATGGCTGGCACTATAACATTAATTTTCGCATCTTCGGTCACGCCAGTGATCCCTGCGAAGTCCTTATACTGTTGTAATGTTACTAAATTTGCCATAATTAAAAGTGTGGGGCGATTAAGGCCGCCCCACGAATCCTGTCTAAGCCGATATTAGCTAGCTTTGTACATGTGTCCCCATTTAGAAGTAACACCATCGATTAGATCGGTGAAGCCAATTCTTTGTGAAGCGACAAGCACTCTGCGTTGAGCAGCAACTTCGTAATCAGACTCAACGGTTACACCTCTAAGTCTTGGTAATACGTAGTTTCTAGGGTTAACAGCGATAGCTGCGAATTTAGATACTGCTGGAGTAGCGAACTCATCACATAATAGTACTCTTGATCCGAATACTTGTCCGATTTCACCACTTAGTTTAGTAGCCATGTCGCCTACTAAATTAGCATCTTGGAATTCAGCATCTTCTAGTAGTTCAAAGTATGTTCTTTGTGACACAATATAAACTACGTCTGCTGGGTTAACACCATATTTACCCATATTTTTTCTCATTGAAAGAAGTTCTGCAGCTGTAACAGTATCAGAAGCGAAAGCAGTAGTTGACTGTGTGAAATCACTGTCATTTCTTGCTAAGTGTAGAAGACCTTCAAAAGCCGCTCCACTTGTTCCGTATACACCGTCAGCATCATCACCAGCTAGGATAGCGTTTTCAATACCTCTAGCGTGAGATCTTACCATAGATTCTCTGATCAAAGGAAGAATAGGCATAATTGCATCTTCTTCTGTCTCATTTCCTAAGAATGATTGTGAAATCAATTTCTTAGTTGAAAGAGTTCTTTCAGTCATAGTAACACCAGCATAAGGTGAACCATAAGCATCGCCTCTAGTCTCTAAGTTACCATAAGGAGATGAACCTGAAGCAGCTTGGTTAGAAGTAAATTCTGCATAACCTGCATCTGGTAAGATTGGGATAATCATATTCGCAGAAGTCATAGCGATTTCTCTAAATAGAGGAGCTAGAACTAATTCGTTTTCGATATCTCTTTCGATATTTGTTGAAACAACTTGTTCAAAATCAGCAGATGAAACTTCAACACCTGAATGTTGATTAACTTTTTCCATCAAAGATTTTGCCATTGGAGTTTCCCATCCTTTTCCAGTAGCTAGACCAGCAAATTTAGCATCTGCAATGTCTTGCTCGAAGGATTTCTTCCAATCGCCGTTGTTACCTTGTCTGTCAGAGAAATGTCTTTTAGACTCACGAATATTCATGATTTCTTCGGACTTCTCAGCAAGTTGTGCTTCAAGTGATTTAACAACACTCTCTAAGTTAGTGTAGTCTTCTTTCACTCTGGACTCAACGTCAGACATTAATTTTTCAGCACCTGTTAATCCAGCTTGGATCACAGTTTTTTGCTCTTCCTGTTTTGCTTCCTCGGAGGCTTTTTGAACTTCAGCTTCTTCAGTAGCTTTTTCAGCTAATTCTTCTGCAGCCTTCTGTTCAGCAGCTTTAAGTTCGGCTTGTTTCATTGCATACTGAGCAACTGCTTTTTCAGCAGCTTCTGCAGCAAATGACTCAAGATTAAACTCTGGGTTGCTCTCAGGAGATGTTTTTTCTTTTGACATATTTGTCTCCATTTCTTTGGCTTTCGCCGTACTTGGCTGCTCAATTTCAACAGCATCTGCTGAATCGTTTAAGTTAGCCGTATAAAAAGTATGCTTGTACTTGTTGTATTCTTCCATAGAATCAAATGACTTGCTTAGTCCAAAAGTTGCCCCTTGGTTGCAAGGTATTGATACAACAGAAACTTCAAAAAGCTCCGCGTCCTTTATTTTATATCCATCAGTTTCAGTCATGTAATCAGCGTCCTTGACTTTGAAACCGACAGAAAAAGCTCCAAGGACACCGTCTTTAATTAGTTGTGTTACATCTCCAGCAGCTTTAGAAATCTTTGCAGATATTTCTAAGCCGTTGTCTGTAACTTTTAAATCTTTTGCTCGACCAATCGGTTTGTCGTAATTATGATTGAACAAAATAATTGGATTACCTTTATAGTTTTCCAATCCGCCTTTTGTCCAAGCATCGGCTTCGATTATGTCGCCTGCTCTATCAAGAGCATTAGTACTAGCAGATCCTTTAATATCTACACCACCATCTTCGTTCTCGCCTAGTGATTTAAAAGTGCTAGTCCAATGATAAATTTTACTTGACATCTTTCTTCTCCGCTTTCTTGGCTTTAGGAGCCTTTGGTGCGGGAGCAGGAGCTGGAGCTGGTGTTTCAACTACAGCGACTGGATGCCTTTTCTTCATGGCTGAGATTACTCGTTTCCAAGATCCAAATGCTCGTCTGAGCATATAGTCTTTAACAGGAACATCAGTACCATGGCTTTTGTAGGTTGGTAAATCCATTGATTCGACTCCTTGTTCTACAAACCAGTCGGATAATGCTTTTGCCATCATATTTTTTGTCATTTATTTATTCCTCTATTGGTGACGACTCTGGTGGTCGACCTCCCTCTTCAGGATTAACGGCTGAGCCTGCAATATTTTGCGGTACTCTAGGATCGTCAAATCCGTCTACAGGTTCTTTGCCTATTGCTTCTCTTGCTTCATTTGGACTTATAATTCCAGTATTAACAAGTGTTGCATAATAAGCTGCTTGGTCTCTCAGTTCTGGTTGTAAAGCAGGTATTCCTGTTACATCCTCAGATAGTGAGAATCCAAAGTATCGTTCTAATGCATATCCCATCTTTCTTACGATTGGTAAGATAGTTTCAAGATAGTACAATCTGTGATTGGGTCTTATGTTTGCGTTGTTTCCACCATCCATTAAGATAGGTGGTATTCCCATAGCTTCTAGTATAATTTTTTCGTTTGCTGTAATTGAACTTTGAAAATCAAGTTCTTTAAAATTAACATTTGTTAGATTAGCTACTTCTAATCCTCCGTCAAGTATAAGAGGTCTTCTGCCTCCTGTTGTCGGGTTGTATCTCATGCTCCATGCTTGTAACATTCTTTCTTTAATTTTTTCAGAAAGAGTATTTGGTGATTTAAGTACTAAACCTGGAACTGCACCATTTTTAAAGAAGTTGTCTTGGAAACTTCTCATATTGCTAAGTAACTGCATAGTTCTAAATGCAGGTTTTAGTCTTGGTGTTCCTCTATAAATGGAGTTAAAACTATTCTCTTTTATGTGTATTATTTCGTTAACTGAATAGTCTATGCTGTTATCATATGTATATTTTTCAATGTAGTTAACATCATCAGTATAAATAGTAACTTTATTTGCTGGCAGGTGGTACATATGAGTACCGTCAAAGTATATAAATATGTTGCCATCGATCAATAAATCAATAATTAAGTTTCTTTTAAAAGTACTAACATCCTGAAAAGGGTTTGGTTCTATATTTAAAAGTAAGTTAACTTTTGATCTACGAATTTGTTTTAGTATACTATTTGTTCCAGTTATTTTATCCCCAACTGAAAAAGGTATTTCAGAAACATCATCAACAATCATATTTACTGCTCTGTTGACGATTTCTAGTTGTTCATATGCATTACGATAATTTGTAACTATTTCGCGCGAGTCTACAGTTAAACCCTCGTTTCTCGAAATAACATATTGTGAAGGATTCAGCTTTTCCTCGCTTCTTCCTAAAAATCTATCGTACCATGCCATATTTGTCTCTCTGCTTCTCGACCCAACGTTTTTGTTTCTCTGCTGTAATCAATTTGGGTCGTTTTCCATAAATTGAGTGTAATCGTAAATGATGCTTATGGCAGAGTGTTACAGTATATTCGTACACCTTTTCCCAATTATCATCAATAAAGGACTTTCGAAGTGCTAGTATGTCTTGCTCATTCTCTATAATATATTTTTGTTTTTTCAACCAAGTTTCTAGTAGTTCGGTCAGTCCGTAGTAATGATGAAAATCTAAGTCTATATTGCTTTCGCAAATATAACAACTACTTTGTTTCTTATATTTAGATTTAGCTTTATCTCGTACATATTTAACTAAATCTCTTTTTAATTTCATATTTCTACTCTTAATTAGAATTATACCAAAAAGTCACATCATATGTCAAGAACTGTTTTTTACAGGTCTTATTAAAACGTAGTGGCTGTAGTTTCAAATGTATACAGTGCATATCGTAATGCATCAGCCATGTGGGATGACATATTGTGTTTTGGTTTTTCTTTTAATAAATTAGGATTCGGATCCCATTGGTATTGATCTAGTGACATCTGCGCTTGCTTACATTTTTGGTCTACAATAAGTGCATCATTGTCCACTATTCCTGCGACATGACCAATTCCATCTAGTACTGATTTCTTTGCATTGATAGTACTAATATCATAATTTTGTGCAAAGTCGTATCTTGTTTGTTGCGCTGCAGAATCAATATAAATCCAGTCAATGTCCCATTTATCAATTAATTTTCGTATCTGTACGGCGTGCTGTTCTGTAGTACGTTCTGCATCCATATATTCATCAACTAAGTAATACTTTTGTTGATCCCAGTCGTATGCAATAACACAAAATGCGGTAGGATCTTTATACCCTACGTCGAGTCCTCCAAAGACATCCATTTGACTGATATCAAGTTCTGTTAAATCTGCTGTACATTCTTCGTGATTAAATGCCCATACTTGCCCTTCAAATACATTGAAGTCTGCCATATACTCTTGATTAAATTCTGCCTGGGACATTGTTTTCTTGGCTTCGATAATATCCGCCTCTGAAACTCTTGGATTCTCGTGATATGTTGCTTTTATACTACACCACTCTGGAAATTCTTCTGACCACCCTCTATAGTAAAATTCTGCAAAATAATTATTTCTACCACGAGGAGTTGATATAAAAATTGCTTTAGAGTTTTCTTTATCTAGTGTAGGTCTCAGTGCAACATTGAAGGCATCTCTACCATCTGTAAGTGCGGCTTCATCGAATATAATTAGATCATAACTTCTACCAACTACTGAGTCTACCTGATTAATAGAACCCATCCGTATAGTAGAACCGTTTGATAGTTCAATAACTTTGTCTTTTGCGTTATCTCGTGTTACCTCTAAATCAAAGTGCTTGATGAGATTTCTCTGTAAGTCAAATGATATTTGAGATAGTGAGTAGTTAGGTGACATAAGTAATACATGTGAACCTGGTACTAAACAAGTTAGTTGTCCTATAATATTACTAATATATGTTTTTCCTTGTCGTCGTGATACTGCTGCACAGACGAAACGATATTTGGGATTGTTGATTGCATTGATAAGTGCAGTTTGTGAAGTGTTTGGTACTACATTCAATAGGTCAAGATACCCGTCTATAGGTAACTTAATAAATCTTGTTTCGGGATTTAGTTCCATTAAGTAGTCTTGCACTACGTCGGAACGGCTTACTTCTATCAATGTAGGGTCTCTTTTTCAAATAAGTTAAAGGGATCGTCGGAATCAAAGAGTCCGTGTTCTTTGGCAAGTTGTAGTAAGTATAGGTATCCACCACATAAATCAATAATATCACTTTCAGCTTCAGATGGAGTTATTCCATTCACTTGACGTGTCTGAAGTTTTTTAAGTACGTCAGCGGCATGCAAGGATAATCCTTCTAGCCATACTGCTCTTCTATCTATTACTTTTGGTATTGTCATCCTTTCCTTCTTTTACTTCCAAATCTTCTTTTTTGGGAGCGAGGTGGTCTTTTCTTTGAACCACCTTTACCTGCCCAAAATACTTTGTTTGCCCAATAGGCTGCGGAAGATTTTCCTTTTCGGATATTCTTTCCGTGTCTCGCTTTGAAACTGCGTCGTGCTTCTGGACTATAATTATGTCCCATGCCTTGCGCTCCAAAGCGAATGATCTTCACTTTGCCACCAACTCGTACAGCAACAACTGCTTTCTTAGTGCGGTGCTTAGGAGTTCTCTTTGGACTGTTTAGTCTTGAGAGTCCTGCTTTTTTTAGTCTTGCTTTTTCTGCTGTCGTTAGTGCCATTATGAATCATGTTCACGACTTTATTAAGTCGTCCTGCTTTCATAAAGTTATGAAAGTCTTTGTGAATAATATTTATCTTCTACGTAGTATTCGGCCTGCACCTGCTCTACCAAACCTTGCTCTTTTCGGGTTAGTAGTTTTACCAAATCTTGGTCCGATTGCTTTCGGGGCAGCTCCGTAGAATCCACCTGGAGTGGACATAGGAGTCTTTGTATTTACAAAGTTTCCTGCAGCTGCGTTCATGTCTCTAGTGACACCTCTTTTTAATTTATGTTTAGCTAACTTTGATGTACCATGTACACTTGGTCCGCTAAGAAATCCGCCTTGTCTTGCCATTTTCTTTTCCTAAACAGATTTAACTCTGTTCCGTCCCATTTTTTAAATGAGTTTTTAATAATTCTTTGTTATTATTAGGAGAATTTAATAATTCTCTAAGCTCTATTCCCCAGTTTAATTTGTGTTCAAGAGCTGCACGAAACTGGTGAGATAGATCTACTACTCCCAATATTTCGTTTATAATTTCTTTTTTGTTCATGCTAGTCCTTTTTCGACTTAGCTAATGAATTTTAGCTTTTAGCTTTTTCTTCAGCTTTCATCATTTTATCTTTGATGTCCACTTTTCCGTCCCAGTTTTTATCTTCACCTGAAACAATGGCACAAAATTGTAACCATTTAATCTTTAACCAATTTAGGTATATCATGTTCTTCCTCATATTGTTTTAATAATTGATAATAATTTTCCATGAAGTTGCCAGGAAGTACTCGTTGTAAAGCCCAGTCCGCAAACTTAACGTCTGCTTCTCTTAGTTCTTTTAGTCTTTTTTCTTCTGCTGACTGTTCGAACATTTGTTGGCTTTCCTCCTACTCCTTGCTTCACGGCCCGTTTTCTACGAACAGCTGACTTCTTTTGAGCTTTGCTCATAGTTCTTGCTCTAGCTAGAGGTACACATTTAGGGTAGCCTTTTCTGGAAGTTTTTGCTTTTCCTCTACCACAAGGTTGATATTTGCCTTTCTTTTTAGGACGACCAATATCCACCCATTTTTGTTTAAACCATTTAGTTAATCCACCTGCTCTAGCCATTATCGTCCTACTTTTCTCATAGCCAATTTATGAGCCTGTGTAAAAGTTTTACCTTTTAACATTTCTTTTCTCATAAATGCCATGTGCTTTCTAGTATGATGACGACGGTGTCTTCTCATAGTAGCTTGTTGTCTTTTTGTTAGCGTTTTTCGTTTTTTAGCCACGACGGTATCTACCCCCACGCTTTTTGTACTCTCGTACAA